ATAAAAAGAAAGAGATGATAACAATCAACAAAGGACTTTCCGGCAGCTACTTCAGCGCGACGATACCCGACATCAGCTATACTATTTCGGGCACCAAGTCGGGCGTGGAGATGAGCGTCGACGGGACGAAAATCTACAGCGAGATACTCTATCCCATGAGCGGCGTCATCACACTGACCGACCTCACGAACCTGCTGACCTCCTACGCCCGGCAGAAGCTGAAGGTTTCCCTGGCAATCACCATCACCGAAATAGACTCGGGCGATGCTGTCTCGGACACCGCGCAGATGTCGGCATCCATCATCTACTGCAAGGCCGACATCATCAACGGCACGGAGGACGAGGATGCCGGAACCTTCTGCGACGCTCACTTCCTCTCTGTATTGATGGGCAGCAAGACCACCTCGCTGGGGCGATTAGAGTACCTGCACTACCTGGGCACCGATGCCGCTACGGCCACGGCGTCGTACAGCGACGGCACGACGGCCACCTTCACGCCTCCTGCCGTGCAGGGCAACGACGTGTACACCACCATCGACGTGTCGCCCAACCGATTCACCACGGATGGCAAGACTCTGGTGAGCTATACCGTGACGGCCGGCAACCGCGCCCAGAAGTTCGTCATCGACCTGGACCAACCCGATGCCGCGCCCGTGATGCTCTTCGTCAACTCCTTCGGTGTAGAGGAGTTACTCTACTGCACGGGCAAGCACAAGGTGGCACCCAACTACACACGTTCCTCTGCCTACATAGAACGCTACAAGAGAAACTACAAGATTGAGGAGCTTCGCAAGTTCAGCGCCGATACCGGCTACCTGACAGTGGCCGAACAGAACTGGGCCGACGAGCTCTTCCGCTCTGACAAGGTGCGCGTGGTGAACTTCAAAGATGGCTCACCCGTCGTAGGCAAGGAAATCACCATCACCGACTCAAAGAGTGAGGTGGACAATCTCGATGAAACGATGGCCCGCTTCACGTTCGATTACCAATACGCTCAGGACAACCACAACGTTGTGGACCTCAGCAGGGCCGGCAGGATATTCGACAACACGTTTGACAATACATTCAACTAACTTCTTTCCAAAAAGATACTTGGAAAGAAACATGGAAAGAAAAATGGAAAGAAACAAAAAGCCCATCCACCTGACGGAGATGAAAAAACGGCTCGACACCTGCAAGAAATGGAACCAGCTCGTCAACCTGCGATGCTGGGAACTGAAGTCGGGTGACATCATTGAATACAATGGTTGGATGGTCATCGGCAGCCACTGGCGTGGCGGCACCCATCGGTTGAAAAATCCACGGAACGGACAAATAAGGATGGTGCGCGACATTACCATCTTCGAATTCATGGGACACGAAATATATCTGTAATATGGCTAATAAGAAAACAAAACCTAAGATGGAATTGGTCGAGACCAGAGGCAACACCGAAATCTATTCGGTGAGCGGCTTCGGCGGAAAGGACCAGGCCGATTCCGCCAATTCGGCTTATCCCGACAACTCCAGCACCATCTTCGATGACGACAGCGCAAATATATCTTACAGAGATATCACTGTGAAGGGCAAGACCTACACTTACGTGCCTTTCGGCGCTGACGACCAGTTGCCCTTCGAGATTATACAGAAGGTGGGCGACAATATGGTGATGAGCCAGAACAAATTCTACAACGTCCTCACCTGTTACGGCCAGGGCATACGGTTCTACGACAAAAAGACGAAATTGGAGACTGAGAACGAGGATGTGCAGCTCTTCACGTTCCGCAACCAGCTCAACCGGTTCTACATCGAGCAATGCACGGACATGAAATATTTCTTCTTCACCGTCACATGTATCATCCTCAGTGCCGACGGCAAGCAAATCGTACAGCTCCGACACAAGGAGAGCTGCTACTGCAGGTTTGAGAAGGCCGACGAGATGGGGAAGATACAGCATGTGCTCTATGGCAACTGGCGCGATTCGGCTTTGGACCCCGATAAGGTGGAGGTTCTGGAGCTGCTCGACGAGATAGACCCCTGGGGCGACCTCAATGTGCGCCTCGGCCTGATGCCTGACCCGAAGACCGGCGAGAAGCGCAAGGCCCTGGCTTCAGACCCGTTTGGCCGTGCCACAAAGACGAGGAAGTTCGCCATCGTGACCAGGTTCCCCACGCCGGGCTACCAGTATTACCCCGTACCTTATTACACGGCCATACTACGTGACGCGTGGTATGACATCTACATGCTCATCGGCCGTGGCAAGCGTGCGAAGATACGCAATTCCGCACCGCCTCGGTTCCAGGTCGAGGTGTATAAGGATTATTGGGACAACCTCTGCGACAACGAGGGAATTACCGACCCCGAAAAGCGCAAGGCACGCATCAAGAAGGAGAAGCAGAACATAGAGAACTTCATCAGCGGAAACGAGAACATCGGCAAGACGTGGATAACCGGCTACTATGTTGAGCCAGCCTCCGGCAAGGAAGTGCGCATGGTGCGCATCAACGACATCACGGCCGGCAAGAAAGAAGGCGGCGACTGGAGTGACGACGTGCAGGAGGCTTCGAACTCGCTATGCTATGGTGACAACATCCACCCCAACTTAGTGGGTGCCACCCCGGGCAAGTCGGCCATGAACAATTCGGGCTCAGACAAGCGGGAGCTCTTCCTGCTGAAGCAGGCCAACGAGACCGCCTTCCACGACATCCTGCTGCAGCCTTTCAAGGTGCTGCTCTGGTTCAATGGCTGGCAGAAAGACATCGGTGTCGATGTGCCGATGATTGTGTTGACCACGCTCGACGAGAACAAAGAGAAGAAAACAGTGACAACCGACAAAGACGGAGGTTCAGATGAAGAAGATAACGGAGACGGCAATCAGTGAGATGGCCCTGTCGAAAGAGCTCCTCGAGGGAGTCATACCGGCAGCGCAGACGAAAAACAATGATGTGTTCAACTCCATATTGCCAACGCTCGAAGAAGCAGCTGCAGAAGTGGCGGAAGACATGTTGGGTGAGACTGGAGTCACGGCCATGCACGACAATGAGGACATCTTGCGACATGCAAGGATTGTGACCTGCCTCAGGGGCTTCCGCCAGGCGATGAGCTCACTGGACATGGTCCTCACCGCCACCGGATTCGGGGTGGTGAACACTCAGGACACCGCTCCGGCATCCAAAGCCAGGGTGGATGCCCTGCGTGCCGACCTGGAACTGCAAGAGCTGAGGGCCATCGGCCACCTCACCGATGAGTTGTGTGAGGTGGATGGATGGGGTGACACCACGCAGGCGGAAGACATGGTGCCCAACGTGTTCTACAAGATTCAATTTCTGAACAGATACGCAGACATGGTGGCGTGGAAGGCAGAAGATTGGCGAAATGCACAAGCTAAAATCAATGCCGAGGACACCCGTCAAAGACACCTAATCAGCAACTCGATGATGGACGCACTCCTCGCAGACATCCGCCATGGACAACTGCAGGGCAAGAGGAGAAGGGTAGTGGACGGCCTTCGGGAGCTCATCGGCTTCGCCATATCCGGATACACAGACAAATGGACCCAGCGATTCAGGCCGATTCAGCTGCTCGACTATATGGAGGACAATCCAGACGATTTCGCTCCTTACATCGAATCAAAAGAATACAAGGCAAGACATGACGAAGGGTATCAGAACACTAAGGACTCCTCAGCCTTCTTCTTTCAGGGCTGACGGCATCGAGCTGCACGCACCGGCGAGCTGGCAGGAACTGACGCAGAACCAACTGCGTTATGTGTTCTTCCTGCTGGCCACCTTCGGCGACCACGTACAGGTGAAAACGTACATGTTCCTGCGCTTCACCGGCCTGGTCGTGGAGAAGAAGATAGCCGGTGGCGTGCGCTGCCACTTGAAAGACGACAAGAAGAAGAGGGCCTTCAACCTATCGACGTGGCAGGTTCAGAGTCTGATTCACGTCTTCGACTACATCGACTCGTATGATGGCATGGGTGTGAGGTTGGAACGCATCCAGCGCTATCATGCGGTCGATGCTCTTTTACACGGACTGCCCTTCGTTGACTACCTGAACTGCGAGGTCATCTACCAGGCATTCCTACGGTCGAAAGACCCGGAAAGGCTTAACGCCCTGGCCAAGATACTATACAGGGACAACGAGGACAATCCGCCCGAGCAACTGGTTCTGACTCCAACGGAGCAGACGGCCACGCTCATCTGGTACACATCGGTGAAGCTCGCCATGTCAAAGGCGTTCCCTCACTTCTTCAAACCATCGGGCAGCAACGAGTCCCCCAGGCTGATGGAACTGATGAACGCACAACTGAGAGCTCTCACTGAGGGCGACGTGACCAAGGAAGCCATGGTTGAAGAGCTGGACTGCTGGCGATGCCTCACGGAGTTGGATGCCAAGGCAAGGGAAGCACAAGAATTTGAACGGAAATATGGAAATAAATAAATTCGATGCCATCGCCAAGGTGCAGTGGCTGGCAGAGCACAACAAGTTGTGCCAAAAGTATGGTTTCGAGGCCGTGTTCGCCTCGGGGCCCGAGAACCTCGAGGGAGTGATGGCGAAGTACCGCTCGACGGAGAACTTCATCATCATCGACGACACCTCCGACAACAGACTCTACTGTGGCAAGCCTGGCTGGTTCACCATCAGCACGGTTACTATATGGATTGTGGCAGCCACCAGATACAACGATGGGGAAGACCACAACAAGAAGATGGAACTGTGCCGTACCATTTTCAGGCAGTTCATCTCCAGACTGCTCTTCGAGAAGCAGAAGCAATATGCCACAGAACTGATGTTCCTCGACCTGGACAATGTGCTCTACAAGGAATTGGGACGCTACTCTCTGAATGGGGCCACTGGCCTGTACTTCATGCTCGACAGCCACGAACCGACGAACTTAGTCTGCAACGAAGATGAGTGGTGTTAACATTGAGCCTCCGGTACACGAGGAGGATTTGCGAAAATATGAAGAAGCCTGGCAACAAGAGATGCAGGTGTACTGGCGCGAGAGGCTGATGAAGCTTCGCGTCTACGACACTGGCAACCTGTACCGCTCCATCACGGGTACCGTGAGGCATGGCAACCCTACATTAATTGAGCACCGTTTTGCCTATTATGGTATCTACGTTGCCCTCGGAACTGGTAACGGGTACAAAAGAGGTAACGGTGGCGACTTGAAATTTTTGAAGTTCGAGGACCCGAAACATCCTCATCGAGAGAAGAGAGATTGGTTCAATAAAAAATATTATTCCTCAGTAATGAGATTAGGAGAGGTGGAAGCAGCCTTCTACGGAGATGCCTATCAGGGATTGATAGCAGATGCCCTGACAGACATATTCAAGGGGAAGGCTGAGCGCCATATAGAATGAAAGGTATTTTTATAGAGCTCGGCTGCTTGTTATTTTTGTGGAAAATTACGACGTACTAATTATATTTTAATCATCCGACTTTTGACATGACAGCACGAGAAAGACTACAGCAGATCTTTGAAGGAATCCGCGACGAGCGGGGGATGTATGCGAATACGGCCACCCGTATCGGCAATGCCTTTCTCGCGTTGCTGTCATATTTGACCGAGACCGGCATGCTGCTGAAGGATGAAGGCGGCACGGTGGAGAAATTAGTACGATTCCTCGAAGGCATCAAGGTAGGAAAGGGCGACTTCGGCATAGATGGCGAGGGCAACGGCAATCTGCTCGACCTTATCGTGAACGGTGTGCTGACGGTGACGAACCTGAATGTGACGGGAGCAGCACACTTCTACGAGCTCATAGTAGACAAAATCAAGAGCGCCGGCGGTGCAATCATCCTGACCCCTGCAGACGGATTCGTGGCAGAAATTGTAGAGCACGACGGCGAGGCCCAGACGTACACGCTCTACTGGAAGTCGACAGACGGCGAGAAGAACATCACAAATATGTGGATGGCCAACGACCAGGCTGTCTGTTCGACCGACAATAAAGCCGACGCTGAGACCTTCAATCCTGATAACACCCTGTGGTGGGCTTTGGTGAAGGATGCCGGCCACAAGTACATCGGGGAGGTACGATACAACTATATCACGCTGGACTGGACTACCATCAGTGGTGCGAACGACGGCGAACCTAAGACCATCAGCATACCTGCAGTGGGTGACCATGTTTCGATGTTGGGCAGCCGCGCCACAAGCGACGATGGTACCATCTTGACCAACAGGCAGAACGCCATATACATGTCATCGTCCTCGAGCCTTGACCCCGGACTGGAGCCACCCTTATTCGGCTTCTATCGCGGCATCAATGACTTCTGCCTCAAGACACATAGGAAGACCCACTTCGCACCAAATTCCAGTGCCATCATAGCCAAGGAAATCTACCAGGGCGACGACGACGAACCGATGCCTATCGCCGTGTTCCTGGGCGAGTGGACAGATACGATGACTGTGCCCTACGGAGGCATCGTCACCCATAATGGTACTACTTGGACCTGCATCGCCAAGGATGGCTGCCAGGGCGTTGAGCCTACGGAGGCCAACAAGGATGTATGGATAAGCAATAAGGGAGCGAACGGTAAAAATGGTACAACCTACAAGCCGAACCTTATCTACAACTCCATGTTCGACGATGCCAAGAATGGGATACCGGCAAAATGGGTGAACTGGAGCGAGGATGTCTCCAAGGCAACCATCGAAATGACTACCGAGGGCGACGTGAACGTTCTTCACGTCAAATCTGATGTGACTCATACTGATGGCAGTCACGCCAAGGGAATCGGGCAGACTGCCCAGCAAAAATATGACCAAGATTCTGTGGATGATGCGCTCATCAAGCCAGATACGGATTATACACTCAGCGTATGGGCTAAGGGCAGTGGTTTGCTCAACTTCGGCGTTCACTGTATGCTGTCTGATGGTTCTAATGAGACGCAAGATTGGCTGGCCAATCATGTTTCTGATTCTGATAGGACTCTTGGCGATACTTGGAAGAGGTATGTCTTCACATTTCACACGTCGGCCAATTCCGCAGGGGTTCGGGTGATGCTTGGCTCATTCACTGCCACCACACTCGATGTCTATATCATGCATCCGAAGCTCGAGGAAGGAACAGAGGCAACGGACTGGACTCCCGCTGCCGTGGAAATGGTGGGCAAGGACGGTTCCTCTCCTGTAGTTTATTTCTTCAAGCTGG